GGACCTGAATGATCTGTGGAATGATTACGTCGCCTTGCTTACGACATATAACTCAGAGCGCGACCGTCTCATGTCTGTGTTGACTTTCCCCGTCACCCAAGTGGTGGAGTCTGTCTTCCAGGGTTCTGGAGAACTGGTCGATTTCGAAGAGGCGTCTGAGTTTGGTGTGCCCAGGGGCGTTCGTGTACCGCCACTGGAGACTGCCTTCTCTCTCGCTTATGACTTCAAGTGGTACGACGTTGGCGCGAGGTTCACTTGGAAGTTCTTGGCCGATGCCGAGGCTCGTCAGGTGGACATTCTAAACAACGCGATCCTTGAAGCTGATAACCGATTGATGTTTACCAAGTCGATGCGAGCAGTTTTCAATAACGTAACTCGTACGGCGAACATCAAGGATCAAAACTACAATGTGTATCCTCTCTATAACGGCGACGCAACTGTGCCGCCGATGTACAAGAACGTTCAACCATCTACTCCTCACCAGCACTATCTTGTCAGTGGTGGGGCTTCTGTGGACTCGGGCGATCTTGATGAGATGGAGACACATCTCCGTCACCATGGCTTTTCTTGGCAGAATGGGACGCAGCTAATCCTGCTTGCAAATAGCCAGGAAACTGCTCAGATTCGGACATTCCGAGTTGCCGACGGAGACACATATGACTTCATCCCGAACACGCAAGATCCGTCTTGGGCCTTCAGCATCGAACAATTGTTGGCCATGCAAGAGGCGGCGGGGCTTCGTCAGACTCCTCCGACTACCTTCCAGGGATTGACCGTAATCGGTCGTTATGGTCCTTGGTTGATCGTTGAAGAGGATCTGATCCCAGCTGGATACATGTTGGGATTGGCGTCTGGCGGCGACCTCAACCCTGGTAACTTGGTTGGTATTCGCGAGCACACGAATGCCGGTCTACGGGGTTTGAGGCTCGTCAAGGGTCCCAACCCAGACTACCCAATCATCGAGTCCTATTACCAGCGCGGTTTTGGTACTGGTATCAGGCAGCGTGGTGGCGGGGTAGTTATGCAAGTCAAGGCCTCAGGAACGTACGACATCCCTGCGGCATACGCCTAACAAGGAGGAAACCTGGATGTCCAGGAACGTTAAGGAAAAGATCCAAAACGGCGAGTCACTTACGAATGATGAGGTGCAATATGCTCTGGATCGGGGCATCACGGTCCCAGAGCAATTCCTCAAATCATTTAGAAAGATTCATCCGGAATCTGAACCAGTTGAATCTACTGCACAAAGTGAAGAGTTTACAAAAGAAGGTCTTAATGAATTGAAGAAGGATGATCTTGAAACAATCGCTTCAGACAAGTTCGATCTAGAATTCGATTCAAGAATGAAGAAGAACGAGATGATTAATAGCATCTTGGCAGAACAGAGGAAACGTGGCGACTGAGGAGCAAATAGCCGAGGTTCGTCAGAATACAAACGAACCAACAGAAGAAACGTTTGATGACGTATATGTTGAAAGTCTCATTGATTCAGGAGGAGTGGAAAAGGCTTCAGCAATCATTTGGAGAAAGAAAGCTGCAAAGTTTGCTGAACTTGTTGATGTTGAAGAAGCTGGGGCACGGCATGACTTTAGTGACCTTCAGAAAAACGCACTAAAAATGGCAGAGGTGTTTGACGCCGGTGTTGTGGCTCCAATCACCATAAACAGAACAAGGGTGAAAGTAATTGAGCGTAATTGATATTCATGTCGAGCAAACGGAAGCATTTATCGAGGCAAATCCTGTTGATTTGCCTATCACAAGGGCGATTCGAGAAAGTGATGATATGGGCGGTCAATTGATTACTTCGACTGAGATCCTTAGCGATCAAACTGTCAGAGTGATTGAATTGAATCCGCCCCAAGTTCGACTTACTCCTGATGGTCGTGAAATTGCTATTAATGCAGCAGTCGTTGGATTGCCCGATCTTGATATTTCTGCTGATGATGTATTTGAGTACAATAGTAGAATGTATGAGGTTGCGTCAGTATCTAAAAGTCCATTCTGGCATACTATGGCTGGAGCAGTGAGTCGTGGCTAGTAGTTGGATCACGACTGATACGTTGTCTCCAGGGCTAGATCGTTTGGCAAAACGTTTTCCATCTGTGTGCGCACAGATTATTGATGAAGGTTCACAATTAACCGAGCAGTATGCAAAAACGAACGCTCCTTGGGAAGATCAAAGCGGCGAGGCTCGTAGAGAGCTTCACACGGTAACAGAACATAGTAAGGCCGAACATATCATATTTCTGACCCACGGAGTTGATTACGGTATATATCTTGAAACTCGTTGGGAGGGAAAGTTTGCAATTATACTGCCAACGATTCGTGCTATGACTCCGCAGATTATGCAAATGTTATCTCAAGCTTTGTCACGTGCTGCTGCATAATGAATTGGAGAAAATGGTTGTACGATAAAGTAACAGGTTTAGCGTTGGCCGATACATATATGGCCGGCACATTAGATCAAACACCAGCTACAAAACCATTCATCGCTATTCGGCTAGAACTTGAATCTCCTAACTCCCCAGGTTTGTTTCAAGACGCTACTATTTGGGTGCACGATTCTCCAGGTAGTTATGCTAGAATTGATGATATCATATCTGATTTGAAATCAGGTATCATTGGACAGATTTCCGATGCGGGAGCAATTGGGGCGACCTGGCAAGGCAATAGCGGTGATCTAGTTGATGATGCTAGAGGCACGATAGTGAAGAATGTAGGATTACGTCTTGTTGGATCACCATGAGTCGAGGTACTGAACTTAGATGTCCAAACACATTACATGGAATATTGGCTGATGGATACTTGGAGGTTAAATGCAGGAACCGTCGATGCGGTGCAGGGATGGGTCGTGTTGTTATCCACAAATTCGATATCGAAACGGGCAAATGTGTATTTACTCAAGTGTATCAAGACCCGGTGAAAGGAGGTAACGGGTATGACAAGGAGACTCCCATACGGCGTCAGGGACATAAAGCTACGGTCAATCTCTAGCTCAGACGTGGTTGGTGCTTCAGTAGACCTTCCAGTTGGACGTACGCTTTCTTTCCATGAGACCGAAGATTCAACAGAACTTCGTGGCGATGATACAGCCATTGCTAGCCACGGAGCAGGAGCGCGAGTTACTTGGACATTGGAAGCAGGCGGAATTGATATATCCGCTTTGGTTCTAATGACTGGTGGCACATATGCTGCGGGACCGCCTGAGTCATTGCTCAAGAAGGATGTGGACGCACGTCCATATTTCCAAATTGAGGGACAGGTCATTTCTGACTCTGGCGGTGATATCCACTGCATAATATACAAAGCCAAAGCAACTGGCGACATTGGCGGGGATTTCTCCGAGGGGGCTTTCTTTCTAACGGGAGCTACTGGCCTCGGATATCCTGACCCAACTGGCCAGGTTTACAAGTTGATCTACAACGTTGCTACAACAGCTATCACAGCCGGACCACCTACTGCTGGATCCATGGAAGAGGCATTCCAAGGGATGAGCAAGGCCCAGCTTAGTGAAGCTATGGGGTTACGGGGTATAGACCTCCCCGGCAATCCCACAAAAGGAGAAATGATCGACGCATTGCTTGATGTAGAATCGGCCTAACAGAAAGAAGGAGTGAGCCATGGAGGCCCAAGAGGCCCAAGAGGCCAGTGTTTCAGAAGAATCAAAGGTATCAGAGGTATCAGATTTCAAGACCAAGTTATCTCCAAAAGTATTGATACCTCTTGGTCTTGTTATGAAGATTCGTCGTCGTCCATTGTCGGTCATGTATATGGCCGGCATGATCCATGATCCGCTACTCCCCATAGTTCAAAAAACGTTGTCAACTGGAAGAGCACTTCGCCCTGACGATACATGGTCAACGGAACAACTTGATGCAATCATGGATCTTATTAATGAGATAATTGTTCAAAACGTTGAAGAGCCTAAAGTTCAACCTGTTCCTCAATGTAAAAAGTGCCATGTGACTGATATGGCACATGCCGGGGCAGATCACGAATTTGAAGGCGAATCTAGATCTGAAGACAAGTTGTACGTTGATGACTTTGATGATGAGAACAGGACGTTTATCTACGGATACGTCATCGGGGCGGTTGATGACCTAAAATCCTTTCGCAGCCTCCCCTCACCTCCTGTGGAGCCTGTACCAGATGGCAACGAAGTTCGGGATGAGGCCGAGTCAGCTATTGCAGATAAGGGATGAATACGTGGAGTTTTGCGTAGATGAAGTTGTGTTCTATTTTGGGTCATCTGTTGAGGCACGATTGGAAGAGGTACCTGGCGACACTCCTGAAGCCAAGCAATTCAATGCCGAAATGGAGTTTGGACGGATATTCGGAGTTAAGCCTAAGTTTGCTGATCCTATGGCGATGATGAAAAAAGATGGCTGATCTCGGTTCTACCACTGGCGAAATTCGTATTATTGATAAAGCTACAGCTACAATTAACCAAGTTAAGGCTTCACTTCAAGGCTTAAAGGCTTCGAATATTCCACAAACATTTGCAGCTTCTTGGACTTCTGCTTCTGATCAGATGACAAAAGGCCTTGGTAAGTTTCGTTCAGCATTTGCAACAATTGCCGGTGGTGGTTTGGCGCTTGCTGGTATTGAAGGTCTTTCTAGAAAAGTTGCTAACTATGGACGTGAGATTCAACGAATTCAAGCTCTGTCGGGGGCTAGTTTTGAAACTGCTTCCAAACTAAATTTCATGGCAAAATTGGTTGGCGCATCTGCCGATGTTATGGTTATTTCTATGATTCGTCTTGATAAACAATTATTGCCTGTTAATGGTAAAATTAGTGCACAAGGGCGGGCTATTCAAGCTCTTGGAATTCAATTAAAGGATGCTAGTGGAAATTTTCTTCCATTAGATATGCAATTGAAAAATATATCTGCAGCATTTCAGCGCTCAGGCGACAAAATGAAATTTATGGCAACAGTATTTGGTAATAACTTTCGTGCTGCTAGATTTGCGCCTATCATCGCCCAATTTGAGGAATTAAGTAAGCAAGCTGATAAGGTTAGTTTCCCGCAAATATCCCAAGAGGACATTCACAATTTTGAGGCTTTTCAGCTACGTCTTCAATTGCTTGAGATAAGTATTGGTAAGGTTCTTTTGCCCACTTTAGTTAAACTTGCTCCTGCATTTATTTTTGCTTTTGGAGCTATTGCTTTAGGTAAGACTATTGGTGGATTGGTTAATCTTACAAAAGGTGCAATTGTTGCTGGAAAGGCCATTAGGGATTTATATATAGCATTAAGGATTTTTGCAGCTGGTGGTGGTTTGGCGGGAATCGGTGCAGGATTGGCTATAACTGGTGGTGCTATTATTTCAGTTGCGGCTGCATCAAGATCGTTGCCTGGTGCTATTGATTTAGCCACAACTTCTTTAGGCGATCTTCAAAAAGAAATGTTTAATACTTCGCATGTTTCGTTTGCAGTAACAAAGGAGTTGAATACTCAATTAGGTGGATTCATGGGAGGATTTCTTGGATCAAAGTTAGATCAAGCTAACAATCGGGTTCGTCAAGCCGGTAAGATCATTGGGCAAGTATATAATGATTTGATTGCACGTGGAGTTTCTGCACCTAAAGCGTTTCAGCTAGTAAACCAAGCTGCAATGAGGACTGCTGAAATATTAGGGGGTACAAGTGGGGGGTTTGGTAAATTTAATGCGGCGTTGCGAAGAATTTTGGCCCCTCTTCTTACAACAGATCAAGCTCTTAGAAAAAATAAGAGTTCATTAGCAGGGGTAAATTCGGAAGTTGAGTTAGCGCAACGAGGATACGATCAATTCAAAAATATCATTGGTGCAACAAGTGGTGTAGTTGGAAGATTTGATGCGGTTGTGGGAACGAAACTTCACGATTCTCTTGCCCTTGTTGCGAAAGATTTACAATCGAGTAACTGGCAGAAGGCCTGGGATGATTTCCAAAAAGGTGCAGCAGACGCTGTAAAACAATTTGTTGAATGGCAGTCACAACTTGCTGATAGTCTTAACTTTGTTAAAGCATCAATCGGTGATCTTTCTAAAAAACAAAATCTTAGTAGTGCGGATATCATAAAAACATTTAAGCAACAACTTGGGGTTATGAAACAATATCGAAGTGATTGGTTAGCTGTTGCTAGAGTAGGAGGTCCAGCGGCTCAATCTCTACTTCAACATATTTCTACACTTGGCCAAGATGGAGCGAAATTTCTTCACGCACTCCGTACGGCAAGTGCGAAGGATCTTGGCCAAATTATCAATCTTTTCAATCAAGGTGGCGATGCTGCTGCAATAATGGCCGGAGATATTGCCAAGACTCTTGGCGTGGGATTCAGTGATCTTCAAAAGGTCATGAACCAATTCGGTCAGATGCTGGGTGCCTTTCTAAATCAAATAACTCATACTCAAGACTTTAATTGGAAATTTATACCTTCAGGGATAGATGAAGCTCACGCACAAGCAAAATCGTTCGTAGCACTGCTCGGTAAAGTTCCGAAGAAAACTGCTATGCAATTGCTAACACCAGGGGCTACGCTTTCAAAGAAACAAGTTGATGATGTTGCAACGGCGATTAACAAGATGCCCGGTAAGAAGAGTGCGCTCATTAAAGCACTTGGCACTATTCTCTCTAAGAAACAAATTGATGCTGTTAGACACGCTCTTGGTTTACTACCAAGCAGAAAAAATATATATGTTACAACTCATTATCAACAAGTTGGTCGTCCCGGTACTTTTGGATTATCTAGTCATACGGGAGGTCTACTTACTCCCTTTGGCCCCATTACTAGAATGCACTCGGGAGGTTTGTTGCCTGGTGAAGTAGACATTCGTGCTCGTCTTGGAGAGTTTATGTTCCAAACTACTGCTGTCAATTTCTGGGGCGGGCGTTTGCTATCGCTCATGAATAACATAACATCAGGGACTGCAACAAGGAAAGATGTTACAAGAGAACTTATGGGTGCACTTCAGGCTCGTGGCATGCTTAACGCCGCTCCTGGCCCTTCTCCTAAATCCCAACCACAAGGCCGTGGGGGAACTATGTCCAGTGATCAGTTGGAACATCTGGCGAGGATTGGGGCTAAGTTCGATGTGCATCTTCACGGTACAAATCCTGATGCCGTAGCAGCTGCGCTTCAGAGAAGAGTTATGCGTAGGCGACCAAGATTGCAGAGAGAAACCTAATGCCTCCAACTCGGAAAGTCCTTCAAGTATGGAATCCGGCAATGGCGGCTTTAATTTTAGAATTGAATGGTGCAGCGTCTACAGATATTAAGGCTATACATTTTTGTCTTGGCGAGCCACAAATCCAGGAAAACATTCGAACGACTTGGGATACTGATGGAGAATTTGTTACAAAACGAAGAGAACGACCGAGAATGGGGCATTTTATCCTCCGCATTCCCGATCAAACAACAATGCCAAATCTTCGGGCAAAGGTAGAGGCCGTTCGTGATGCTTTCTTAATCACCGATAACAAGCTCAAGGTTCAGTACGCTGGTGATGCTGTTAAGTTTTACAAAATATACTCAACGCATCTTGTTACTCCACGTCAGCAATTGGAAGAAGCTAGAAATTCAGAATATTACAAAGCTATTGATCAATGGGAGTACGAAGTTAAACTAGAGCACAAAGCCGTCAGCGACACTAATTACGCCATTTTTTAATGCTAGAAGTTCCAAAGGTCGATGTCGTATTTGGGCCGCTACCTCCTGATGGTGCGAATTATGTTACAATATCAGTCAGTGATCTTGAATATTCGTCAGGTCATGGCGGTTACTTAGAGCTATCGGGGAAAATTTCTGCTGATGATTATGCAACTAACGTGCAATACCTAAAGTCTTGGTTGCCGGTGAAGGTGGTAATTGCTGAAGGGATTGATATTGGTGACGTCATTTGGGATGGGCTTTTATTCGACCCCGCTCCAACAGAAACAGGAGAATTTGAAATAAAGGCTCAAGGTGGAAAGGCATTTCTTGAAGATGGGCGCATGAGTCTTTGTTATATGATGATTACAAGCCCTGGTGACTGGGGTGGCAGAGATGGTGATCCATATAACTTTGATGCAAATGATCCGCAATATGAAGTAACGACAGATACAGCAATTAGATTCCGTCGTGAAGGTGGAGGAGCCGCATATTCAACGAATACAAATTCGGGCGTTTGCTTTTGGATGCCTGGATTCACTTTCAATAGAATAAAATTCCATGTTCATAAAACTTGGACGACGCCTAACACGGTGTTAAAAGTTTTCAACTTTAAGGGTCCAACTGGGGCACGAACCCTTATAAAGCAGATTTCTCTTAATGGCGCCGCTGATGATTTCGATCAAAATATAATATTTGCAACTCCAAAGGACGGTATAGAGATCATGATGGATTGCTTGAAAACAGTAACTGCGAATGGTAGGTCTGAAAAATGTGTTGTATCAAATATACGACTTTATGATATTGCTTCTACTGATGATTGGGTATCAGGTGGTTCGGTAAAGGGTGTCGTTGCAGATTTTGTTACAAGGATGGGCGTTTATACAACCGATGATACAATTAATCCTTCGACTGTTGGTAGCGTTTTACCGGCATTTTGGGATAGAGCAGATTCACTTGATGGATTTATGGATGGATTATCAAATTGGGAGGCTCCTCATTGGTGGGGAGTATTTGAAAGAGATGTCGTTGGGAAATATCGAGTAGCATTCTCTCCTTGGGGCAGTGGAGCAGGGCGAGCTTGGACAATAGACATGAGTGAGGTAAATGATAGGCCTGCTGCAGAAGATGATGTATATAATAGAGCAAGAATTTTCTACACTTCAGTCCATGGGAAAAAGAAATCAATAACAATAGATGCCAATCCTGATCCATTGGCAGGGACATCAAGATCAATTGCTTTTGGAAAACCTAGAGAATTTCCTTATGAAATTGATGAAGAATTGAAACAAATGGATACAGTTTTTGCAACAAAAATCGGGAATGCTGCGCTTGTCGATCACGCTGAATCTAAATGGTCTGGTCAGATCAATGTCAACTCTCTTTGGCTTGACGGCGTAGAGCACACTTCCCTTTTGGCCCGCCATGGAGATACACTAACGATTACCAACTGGCCAACTGGGGGATCTAAAACGTTTTACATAAATGAAACAACCCATCACCAAGCCGAAGATTCGGGGATCAGTGTGGGAGCGAAGGCGCAAATGTGGGAGAGTTTCTTTCGTAAACACCCTGGAGGAGATTAACTATGGCCGATGGTCGATCAACATATCTGCTAGATGCTGAACTGAACCTAATTTTCAGGAATACGGCATTTTCTCCTCTTGCAACCGTTTATGTATCTGCGCACACTGATGATCCTGGTAGAACAGGAGCAAATGAATTAACGTCAGGAACTGCTCCAGGGTACAGTCGAAAAGGAGTTAGCACGACTGGAGAATGGAGTGCTCCAGCCGACGAGGAAGGTGGTAGGTTTACTTCAAACATTAATGATATTTTGTTTGATGACGCGACTGGTGATTGGCCAGCAGTGAAATATGGAGGGATTTGGTCGGTGGTAAGCGCCGGTAATTTCTTCTATGGAGGATTGATTGATTTGAATGGCCTTTTGGTTGTGACTGGTCAAGCCTTGATCCTTTCTGTTGGTCAATTGAAGATAATTGAAGGATCAAACTTAGCATGATATCAAGAACACGGTCACGATTAACAGGTAGCATATTCACAGATACAAAATTAGCATCTATGACTGGTAGAACAAAAACGAGAATAACTGGATCGTTCCGAATTGATGCTCCGCAATATGTGGGAGATTTTGAATCGGAGGGCGAACTCCCATCGGGGGGTATTCAACCTGATGATTGGGCCACCATCAAGTTGCGTGAAGGAGAGTCTGGATTTTACGCAGCTAGATGGACAGGGTCATCGTGGGTTATTGGTAGAGGAGTAGAACAGGGTGTTGTTGCATTCCCTTCATCAACAGGTTGGAGGATTGAGTTTGGCGATCTGAATTTTCCTGCTCGGTATTGGGATGGTGACACGAGCAAGTTTGCTGTGGATGATTCTGGGCGTGTTATCGCAACAGGTTTGGTCGCGCCAGCTACGACAGGTTGGCGTGTAGAAATTGGCGATCCTGATCATCCTATTCGCTACGGTGATGGAACTACGTGGCCGTTTGATGTAGACAACTCCGGGAACGTGATAATTATTGGCACGATCAAGACAGGAGAAACAGGAACGTACTGGGAGATCAGCAGCGACTATTCGGACGAGATACGCGCATTCCTTTCGGGGTTTTCCAACCCCGGCCTTATTTATGTTCAAAGTCAGCAGGGGGGAACTGAGGCGGCGCTTGTTCTCAACCCGCCTGGAGATGTTGGGTGGCCGGGCGCTTCCATCTCTCTTGCGCGAAATGATACGTTCGGAAGAATCGTAATTGATGCTGCT